TATCGACCAGCTGCGCATGGAGTACAGCCCGGACGAGTACCAGAACCTGCTGATGTGCGAGTTTATCGACGATCTGGCATCAGTTTTTCCGCTCAGCGAGTTGCAGGCGTGCATGGTAGACAGCTGGGAAGTCTGGCCAGATTTTCACGCGCTGGCGTTGCGTCCGTTTGGCTGGCGCGAAGTGTGGATCGGCTACGACCCGGCGAAGGGCACCCAGAACGGTGACAGCGCGGGCTGCGTGGTCATGGCTCCGCCAACGGTGCCGGGAGGCAAGTTCCGCATTCTGGAGCGTCACCAATGGCGCGGCATGGACTTCCGCGCCCAGGCCGACGCCATCAAAAAGCTGACGCAGCAGTACAACGTGACCTATATCGGCATCGACTCCACCGGCGTCGGCCACGGTGTGTATGAGAATGTGAAGGCGTTCTTCCCTGCCGTTCGCGAGTTCGTTTACAACCCCAACGTCAAAAACGCCCTGGTGCTCAAGGCCTACGACATTATCAGCCACCGCCGCCTAGAGTTCGACGCCGGGTACACCGACATCGCGCAGTCCTTTATGGCAATCCGCCGGGCCACCACCGCTAGCGGCAACCGTCCAACTTACGAAGCCAGCCGCAGCGAAGAAGCCAGCCATGCTGATCTGGCCTGGGCGACGATGCACGCACTGTTTAACGAACCGCTGCAGGGCGAATCCGCCAATACCAGCAACATTGTGGAGATTTTTTGATGGGTAAGAGTAAGAAAAACCGCGCTGCAGCAGCGCATAACGTTCAGCACAGCAGCGGCGCGTCTGCAGAAGCGTTCAGTTTTGGTGATCCGATCCCGGTACTGGACCGCCGCGAGCTGCTGGATTATGTGGAGTGCGTGCAGATGGACCGCTGGTATGAGCCGCCGGTGAGTTTTGACGGGCTGGCGCGCACCTACCGCGCGGCGGTACATCACAGTTCGCCTATTGCAGTAAAGCGCAACATTCTGACCAGCACCTTTATCCCGCATCCGCTGCTGAGCCAGCAGGCGTTCAGCCGCTTTGTGCAGGACTATCTGGTATTCGGTAACGCCTATCTGGAGAAACGCACCAACAGGCTCGGCGGCATTTTGTCGCTGGAGCCGTCGCTGGCGAAATACACCCGGGGCGGCGTGGATCTGGATACCTACTGGTTTGTGCAGTACGGCATGACAACGCAGCCGTATGAGTTCACCAGAGGCAGCATTTTTCACCTGATGGAGCCGGACCTGAACCAGGAGATTTACGGTCTGCCGGAATACCTGTCCGCCATCCCCTCTGCCCTGCTGAATGAATCCGCCACCCTGTTCCGCCGCAAGTATTATATCAACGGCAGCCATGCGGGGTTCATCATGTACATGACCGACGCGGCGCAGAATCAGGAGGACGTGAACAACATCCGCCAGGCGATGAAAAGCGCCAAAGGGCCGGGCAACTTCCGCAACCTGTTTATGTACTCGCCGAACGGCAAAAAGGACGGGATTCAGATCATCCCGCTTTCAGAGGTGGCGGCAAAGGATGAGTTTCTGAATATCAAGAACGTGAGCCGCGACGACATGATGGCAGCGCACCGCGTTCCGCCGCAGATGATGGGGATTATGCCGAGCAATGTTGGGGGGTTTGGGGATGTAGAGAAGGCTAGCCTTGTTTTTGTGCGTAATGAACTTGTTCCGATGCAAAAACGGTTAACTGGATTAAACGACTGGCTTCAAGATGACGTAGTTAAGTTTTCGCAGTACTTGCTCTAATAGAATTAAATAATTCATAAGGCCTATTAACTAATAGGCCTAGATTCTAGCTTTCCAAAAAATCAAAGAAATTATCAGCCTCCTTGCATCTTGATTTCACTAAGTCAATTTTCGAAGCTATCCTTTCACCATATCTTTTGTAAATTGCTGGTTCCTTTCTAAGCCTATACTGACCTTTTTTCTTTTGTTTAGAATATCCTAAAGCAATCAGTCTATCTTCTATATTGTCAATTGTCTCATAATCTCCAACAGTTGCTAAGTCGCCTAAAACTGCAGCGTTTTCACTTGGATCATGAGTGGCTAACAACCATGTTTCAGTCGAAAAGGTTGACATGACATAATAAAAATCATCAGGTTTACTTAATTCATTCAACCAAATATTTACGGCGTTGTGTGAAAATTGTTTCCTTGTCAAACCACTAGCTGAAAAGTCAGCATGGGTCATTTCCTCGACAATATCAGTATCTATTTGCAGAATAATACCATCTGCTCCCGACATTTTTATTAAGGTGTCCCACCTAAAACTCATTTTTTGAGAAAGTAGTTTTTTCTTCCACTCCTCCAAGCCATCAGGAATAGTGATGTTTTTGTTTGTAGAGAATTTCTCACACCATGATTTAACTGCTGTCCAACCTTGGCTTGGATATGTACCCGTGGTCTTATCCTGTGTCGGACTTAATTCTCGAATTTCAACCTCTTTGCCAATCGTTTCTTGCACTTTTTGAGCCAAAGCCATAACGACAGCAATATCTGTTGGGCCTTCACAAACTAAGAGGTATACTTTTTTATCAGGCAAAGCCATAAGGAATCCCTCCAATCGCACCTGACAACCATATCTCAGATAACTTCATGCCATAGTATTCACTTTCCCACTGTTCTTTAGTCATTCCCTGTGGTGGCGAGATCCGCTTAACCTTTGTTAGGCCTTCTTTGTCCCTTTCAACTACAAAAAGTCTATGCTGATCATTGAATAAGTCGATTCCATCCAGTGTAATTGGATTATGAGTAGTCATAAAGATCTGTTTGTTCTTTTTCTTTTTAATTATATCTGACACTTGAGACATAAGTGTTCTAATTAGACCGGGATTCAATGCGCTATCTATATTATCAATTGCGACAATGTCAGGTGAATCTTCATGAATAAGAAGAAGCAAAGTAAACAGTACATATAAAGCACCTTCACTTACATCATAGGCATATATGTTATTGAAATTAGTTTTCATGTACTTATCTTTGTATTCGAGTACATTCCTGCCCAGACTTATATGTTCAGAAGCAAGTTTAGAATCAATTTCTGATGTAGTATTAATAGACTGCATCCAATCTATTAACTTAAAGAAAATCAATAACTCATCTAAATGTCTAGATCTTTTTTCTTTGTTATACAATATTTCCTTTAATGCTTCAGCTAAGCGCCCTCCATACAGTCCTAATGGCGCTTTATTGCTACCATCATTACTTACTCCTCTTAGGATAGGCGTCGATGGAGAATATATAGCATAATTTTTAATTCCAGTCATATCATCAAAATCAGCATGAACAGTATTATATAGAGATATAATACTAGACTCTTTATCTACTCTAGAAGGAAGAGGAATGCCATCAATTTTTGCACCTTTATTAGAACGACCCGCAACACACCGCTCATCAGAAAGTCTAATTAATGATTCAGAATGATATGAAAAGCCCTCTTTTGGACTAATACCCATAGAATAACTGTAATCATCGGTTTCAACTTCAATCCGAAACAAGGCCTTTCTTTTTTTATTTTTAAAAGAACTTCTAAATATTTCGGGGGCTGAAAGTCTCGCGCCTCTTCTAGCCAGGCGATCATAGTCAACGCCGCCTTCGATAGACGCAGAAACCATTGCTATTGATTCTAATAGATTACTTTTTCCTGCTCCGTTTGTCCCTATGAATACATTTAGTTGTCCAAATTCAATAGTTTCATTGAGGATGGATTTAAATCCGTCTATATTAATTTTTTTTATAATTGAACTCATCAGTCCTCCTAACAGCCCTTGATATCAAGGGGATAAGTAGCACGTCTTACATCGACGTCTGCAAACTGGCAGATTATTGCTTAACATAATTATTTTAGCAATGCCATCTCAACATTGACCGAGTCATGCTTGAGCCTAGTTCGTAGCATCAGACATGTGGATACCATTTCCAAATCAAAATTATGAATTTCATCAATTGGTAGCTATTCGAACTTTGCGAATCAATACTTAGCGCGCGCTCGTATCCCCGCCACGCCTGCCCACTTTGTGTAGTGGTTTTCATGCAGGTGCATGACAGGCCGGAAAGCGCGCCAGTTCTGGCGGCCCCGACCCGTTGCGATCCTTTTTGGATCATGCGAATCCATGCACCATAGACATGCACTGCGTTCTCAAACCGCAGGATGCCATACGGGAGGGAGTTTCCCATGGTGCGGAATCACTAATGCGTACTCTCATCCTGCCCTACTCCATATTCATTCAGCCTAGTAACCAGATCGCTTGTTAGCTCCGACAGCCACGAAATCGCAACCTCCTTGTCGTCATCGCTACAATCTGAGCTGGCAACCAGCCGGGCCATAAGTTCTATCCGCTGCAGTGCAAGTGACTCCATGAACAAATCGTTCACAACTCCCTCCCAATATTACTGTTTATATATACAGTACATCATATAATTTTAAAGCTGAAATAGTTTTTTACTCAGCTAACTCTTTGATTAATAGATATGCCATTTCTCTGAGCTGTCAGTACCATTGACGCCATTTGTCATCCTCCTGTAGGCGCTTGTTCCGGTAGAACATGCGCAGCCCGGCTCCAGATGGCAGGCTGCCGCCACGCAGAAGCAGATCCACTTCCGTTTCACTGGCGTCAAAGCCTCTGGACCTCAGCTCCGCATCGAGCTGCAGGCGCTGGTGATCGGTAATTTCCTGTTTGTAGCCTATTCTGCGTTTCGGTTTGACCAGCCGCAGCCTTGCCGTCAGCTCGCGCAGTTCCTTTTTGCTCATGTTTTCGTAGTCCGGCAGCGCTGCAGATTCTTCTCTGCCCGGTAGTTCGCCTCCTGTCTGGTACGTTTTTTCAACAGGGGGACAGTTATTGCCACGAGTCCAAGGGGCGCAAGCGCCCTGGTCGGCTGCTGCCTCCTGAACGTCAAGGGCCTTACGAACCATTTTCCATTTCATCGCGTGCGTGCAAATCCGGCCTTCCACAATCGGGGACCAGATGCCATAGATGCGGATGCCGTGATCGCCGTAGTTGCCCGGCTCTTCGTTAAGCTCGTATGCCGTTCTGATAAGGTGATTTTTGCGGGGGACCAGTACGCCGCCCTGCTTCATGATGTAGGTGGCAAAACAGCCCACGTCAGCGGCAGCCAATACGGCATCCAGTCGTGCATTTTCCAGCACCGGCGCACCGGCCTTTTTATCGCCCTGCACTCTCGCGGCCTGCCCGGCCAGCAAACGCAGCTCGCGGTATGCCTGACGCCCTGGAATACCGAAGAAGCGGAATTGTTGAACGCGGTGCAGGGATGCCCAGGCGCTGACGTGCTCGGCGCTGTCACGCAGTGATTTGCCGGTTTCCTTGCTGATCTCTTTCGCCAGTCCGCGCCCATCGATGTTCTTGCTGATGTATTTGGCGATGTAGCTGGTCGGCGTGCCTTTACGCGGGTTGATGAGTTCAGACTTGAAGCGCGGGCCAGTATTGTTGCCCAGCTCGGCGCGGTCTTCACGAATGGCAAATTTACGTAGCAGCGCAGTGAGGGTGCGGCGGTCTTTCTTGCGCATAAAGCACAGCAGATGCCAGTGCACCGTGCCGTCGTGATGCGGCTCGGCAACGCGCACGCCATACCAGCGCAGCCCGGCTTTGTGCATGGCTTTGCGGAATGCGGTGAAGGTATCAACCAGATAGTCACTGCTCTGCCGGACCGTTTCGCTGGTCCACTTCGGATTAGGTCTGCCGTTGTTGAGCGTGGCGTGGAAGCGTGACGGGCAGGTGATGGTATAGAACACAGCGCAGTCGCCGCGCATTTCTGCGATCAACTCCAGGCCTTTCACGCAGGCCATCATTTCATTACGACGGTGCGCCGGGTTGCTGCTGCTGGCGTTAACCACGTCTTCCAAATCCAGCGTGTCACCGTCGGCATTGACCAGCTCATGCGACTGGAAAAACTCCAGCGATTTGCGGCGCTGCTCGCGTTTGTGGATCACGGCTTCATAGCTGACATACGGGGACGCTTTCCTGTTGACCAGGCAAACGGCGCGCAGCTGTTCTTCCCGCCACTCACAGCGCATCTGCCACAGCTTGCGATACCACCAGTTTGCACACAGCATACGCGCCAGCGAACCCGGAATAAGGTCATAGGGCACTGGCTTACGGCGGCGTTTCTTGCGGCGCAGCTGTTCAAAGGCAGGCGGAATGACATCAAGACGCATAGCCTCTGATGCCACCTTTTCCCATGACTGTCGGATTTGTTCCGGTTCGACGTCATCAGTCACAAACAAATCGCTGCAGGCAGCATCGAGACACATGCTCATATGTGCCGCAACCAGCGTAGACAGACGCTTGACCTGCTCCTGGCTCATTTCAGGCAGAACCAGCAGCCCCTCAAGCCCTTCATGGCTCGCCATATACCTGAACGAGGCAGAAACCTGGCTTTCACGCACGCGCTCCAGCCGTTCAAGGCACGGCCTGATAGTTTCACGCAGATAGCGGGAATATGCCTTTGGCCTTCCCAGCCCATGGAAGAATTTAATTCGCTCCAGCAGAGGTTTGCTGACGTGAGCGGGTTCGACGCTGACGTTAGCCAGAATGACTAAATCGGGATTAAAGCGTTGCTGCTCACAGGCCTTTTTGGCGCGACTGATGAGCTGGTCCTGTTCCATTTCACGCTGAACAGGATCGCGGGATTCATTGAAGAAATAGCGTTCCCAGACCTCATTACTCACAACTTTGCGGCACAGATGTTCATGCTTGTTGTCCGAAGCGTAAAGAGTGATCAGGTTTGAAAGCGCAGACACCGGCGCAACTTCCGCCGGGTCCAGATAGGGGTTAACTGCTTTTTTAGGTAATGTCCACGGATATGCCCCGGCAGCATTACCTCCGCTACCAAGGGCTACGTATACATGCGGCGCGACAAGACGGCCTGAACTGATATCCGTCACTCACATACTCCCGCATAGACGCTACTGCACACCGCACTGTCGTTTGTGCCTGCAAGTAGATCAAATTGCGCGCCACCTCGTGTTGTTAATGCCCAGTCGCGATAAGTCTCAATGCCGTAGCCATCTACGGTGATGACTTCAATACGTTTCTCGGCTCGTCGCGGATCGTGAGTCGACGGGAAGAACGTTGAATTACCACGACGTGAGCATTCAGCAACCATCCTTTCCCATTCTGCTACGCGGCGAATTTCTTCTGGCCAGCGCTGAAAGATTTCCGCCAGTTCAGATTTACGGGCATGGATGCAGGGCATGCATCCGACACGGCTACAGCCCTGCAGATAGAGAGGATTAGGTTTGATGCCATGACGTTTGGCAATGGCGAACACATCTTCGTGCTGCCAGTTGAGGATCGGGCGATAAACATGAAGGCCAGGAGTGTTATCCGCATCTTCCTCCCAGTCCGGAAGCAATGCACGCGCTGGCGATTCCTGCGCCCTCACTCCCTGCCAGCTGATAACCTCGTCATATTCATCTAATGCAGGAACAATCACCTGAGTACGGACAGGCTCATGCTTCAAATCAAATGTGCAAAAACGAGCCTTTGTTGACGGGAATCGCCCTTTCCACATGCACAAGTCAAGAAACGGATTGCCAGTTGGTTTAAGAATTTCTAGTGCGCGATGGATACGTTCTGCGGCCTCATCAGGAGACATGCCGCATTCCTCAACCAAAGAAACAGGCCATTTTTCAGCAATGAATTTTCGCTTACCATCTATCTGCCGAGCGAAATCCGCTTTAACTCGGACGATCTTACCCAGACGGGATTCAAGATAATCCAGGTAGTCCATCGTCTGTGGATGTTCATGGCCCGTATCGGCAAAAACAGAGATATGAGGTACATCGTTTTCAATGGCTCGTAACCACTGGGCAAGGCTATCCTTGCCACCTGAAATACTGATGCTGTTGATAGTGCTGGCGCCAAAGCAACGCGGATCGATGATTTTCATACCGCACGTCCGTTGTAATGCTTCCCTTTCAGCTCAGCAATTTCCTGACACGTCACGCAGCACTGCACGCCAGGGATAGCTTGTCTGCGAGCAGTTGGAATTGGCGCGTCACAGTCGATGCAAAGAACGCGGGCAATGCCCGGCTTTCTGACGCGGGCGTTCTGAATATGACGCTGCAGGTTTTCTTCGACACGCTGCTGTACGAGATCCATGGAATCAGCCATCAGTGCCAGTCTCCGCGTGATTCAGCTTCATAACGGGCGACTTCACGACGCAGCAGTTCTGCCGCCTCCACTCCGTTCATCCCCTCTTTCAGGATATGGATCGCCAGCGCCTCCATGCGGATGGAAACGGCAAAGGCACAGCTTTTACGCTCATCCAGACGGGTCTCGTTAAACAGCTGGAATAAACCAGCATCATCCGGTCCGGTTTTAGTTGTACGGGTTTCACTATTTCGCATCATCAATTCTCCTGAATTTGGGCAAAAGAATGCCCGGCGGGTTTACGCCATTAATTTCTGTTTTGGGTTAATTCGGCATGGTTAGCCGTTTGGGAAATAAGCTCACCACTGCACGAAAATGATTCATTGCTTTAATCAGCTCCCGCGTTTCGTCAGTGGTCAGCTCATTAATATTGACGCTGTGACGTCCTGCCGGAATTTTTGCCATGAACAATATGGCGGCCAGTGCCCTCTCGTTTTGTTTGTGGTTAATGTCGCGGGGATCACGCATCTCATTAATAAACCGTTCCAGTTCCCGCTCAATATTCAGACCAAACACTTTTGCTCTCAGCTCCGCGATATGGTTCAGCCCATTCAGGCGCTGACCGGGACTAAGCGGAACTGTCGCCAAGTTACCTTCTATAGCCATTGATTAACCTCACTAACGACCTGAAGTTAAATGGTTAAACACCCACATAACTCACTGAACAAAAACGCTTTTTAAATGATGCCGGGATTTTTATACACGCCCGGCGCGTGCCTTAGTGGTAGAATGTTTGCGCCAACAATCATCTACCCGTCGAAGGAGAAACCTGATGTCAGACTCTGACAACTTCCACGTATTGCCTCGCCCTGCTCCTGCACCTCAACCAGCGCCGGGACAGGATAAAAAATAGGATTCCGGCATGACTAAACAAAGCTCCGAATACTTCCAACTACATTACAGTTATTACCTTGAGGTTATGACGGCAACGCTTCACGGTAGAGCTGACAAATTGATGACAGCCATTCAGCTTATTAGCGGTACAGCTGTATTTGCGGACACCGGTCTGGAATGGTTGTTCGCTTTTCCTGTTGTCGTTATCGCGACTATTCAACTTGTATGGCAACCAGCCATTATTTCCGAGCGTGCTAGCGTGCAAAGCCGCCAGTACGGGGGATTGCTATACGCTGGAGATGAATTGAGCCCGGAACTGATTGCACAAAAATTGAAAACGCTGCATCACTCTGATTCCGCACCTTTCGGTTCTTTGTTAAATCCAGCCTACAAAAGAGCAGCTATTGCATGTGGTCGACCTGATGACACTAAGCTCAGCTTCCGGGAAAAACTTTTCGCCTGGTTTGCAGGTTGCCTGCCACATTAATACTTAGACGTTGTAGCAATCTCTTTTTGCCTATTCCCCGGACAGCCTGCTGCCGGGGAGACAGTTCAATACACGGATGCCACTTTTTTCCGCCAGGTAAGTGAATCCAGCCGTGACCGTAATGCATTGCGGGACTTTGCCTAACCAGCAGTGATGCGAATGAAGGTTCGTTGTTCAACATAAACACCTCAACTCAGCCCAAATGAGGAGCCAATGCCCGTCAACGTATCGACGACACTGGCCATTGCTGGATTTGCCTGCAAGCGCGCCTGTAGTGAAATAGCGGTAAGAGCCATTAGTCGAGTAACGGAGTTAACGCTTTCGACAACTTGGCGGCGTGTGGTCGCATTTAGCTGAACACCGGAAACCGCACTTGCAGCAACACGGCCGATCTCGGCAGTGGCTTTAAGGACGTACTGAGACATTTTCTCCCTTGCGACTTCATTGGTTGGTACACATGGCAGGCAATGGATCTGCGCCAGAAAACCATCAACCAACGTTGAGTCTTCGGTGAGATCGGTCAGCAGCCAGATATCTGGCGCAGTGAGCTGGTGCGGTTGTTCCGGGTTGAGCTTATTCCTCAGGGTCTGAACGTTCATACCTGCAAGTTCTGCCAGCTTCGCCATGTTGTGGCGTAGAGCGAAGGTCCGGCAGGCTTCATCAAAGTGTCTGTGTTTGGAAACTTTATAATCAAACATAGTTCTCACCTCCGAACTTATTGCAAAATCGAACCTTAAACGTGACTGCGATAAGCAATAGTTTCTTAAGCCGATAATGCATCTACAGTTAGGGCAGCCATGTTAATCATGACCTTTTCGCGCTTTTTATCTTTGCGGAGACGATGGCGCGGAAGGCGACCATCAGCCAACATGTCATTGATCGTATCTACTGGAAGACCTGTAAGTTCGCTATAGCGCTCAATTGTGACGTGCGGTGTATTCAGAGTGATTGAAATGTTTGGGGTCATAGTGCAACATTCCTTCATTAGTTCGGCTTGTGGCGAGCCGTTGTTTAACGTGATTAGTTGTGAAGGCTCCAAAAGAACACTTCGAGTTCAACTTTAAGATCGCTTTTGGAATCTGTCAATACAATTTAGATTGTTAGGGAGTTCTTGTGGATTTCAATAGCGGTGGTAAGAAAGTTATTGAGCGGCTTGTGGAAGCATACGGATTTAGTACCCGTCAGGCGCTATGCGACCATTTAGGTGTGTCAAAAAGCACAATGGCTACCCGCTACATGCGCGATATTTTTCCTGCCGACTGGGTATTACAATGCGTTCTGGAGACAGGAACCCCCATTGAATGGCTAGCGTTTGGTAAAGGACAAAAGCTGCCTTCAACAAAACCAGAAACTATCGCCCTACCAATAAAAATAATTCTTGATGGCAAAGTTGAAGATAAAGGGAGTGTATTGTTTGACTCGTCATTACTCCCTGACAATCTTCTGAAACCAGGAATAGTTACAAATGATGGGACAAATTATCTCATTGAACAACAGTTCAACGATATAACTGACGGAAGTTGGCTAGTTGAAATCGAAGGTAGAATAAGCATTAGATTTTTAACAAGAATCCCTATTGGAAAAGTCAGAGTGAGCAATAGCGATGGTTTTTTTGAGTGTCAAATAGATGACATTATAATCCATGCGAAATGCATTTTCGTTTTAATGGCAAAAATTTAAACCACATACAAGGAAAGATAACAAATGGCTGGCAATACTTTTAAAACTGAACGTGGGATAATAACATTTTTTGATTTAGAGTACTTTGGTTTCTATAAAATGAACCAAGGAAAGCCACACGAACTTATTGATCAAGATGTAGATGGGATATTCTCCGAACTCCGTGACTGGATAGCCACCAGAACTGTTGAAGACTCTGTACCATGGGGCAATGAAAGTAACCGCAGAACTAAAGCTTTTTGTAAAAACCTTTCTTATGATGCTGCAACTGGTGATTATCTATTTGTAATATGGAAAACTTTAGGGGATAACGAAGGTAATATTCAAGGTATAGAAGCAAATAGTAAAATTGATGATACTTCAGATAATATCGTGTCCGCGTCTGAAACTCAAGATGGTAAAAACTACATCTGGGGACTCCCATGTTATTATTGGGTGATTCCTAAATACAAAAAAATTGCATCAATTAGATTTCCTAGCTCATATGCTGATACGGATTTATTTTGTCAATATGTAAAAGCATTTGTTGATTATCGGCTTCAACATCCCAATAAGGTTACACATGATATAGAGGTTTCCAGAGTAAACTCTCCGGAACCAATAAAGTATAAGAAAGTGTATTTTGAAAAAGATAATAGCAGTTTAGTATTCAAAGTATTGACAAATAAAACCCGAAGAATCACTAAAGGTGCTAATATTGAAGAGTTGTGCAAGAAAATTACGCACATTGTATACCATGATGTTATTGAGACAAATATCGCCGATACCAGAGGGCAATGGAGAAAACTCTTCGATAAAGTCGGTGGCATGATCTCTAATAGTTCACCAATATTATCAAAAAAACATAAAGTTGAATTAATTGTTGAAGGAACACCTACACAAGCTGAATTTGAAAAACTAATTGAGGATTATTTAGATAACCACAACATTAGTAATGATCAATCAGATGATACAGGAAAAGACGAATCCTCTGAAAAAGCGAAAAAAGATGAAAATCCAGATCAAGTTAGAATAGGTTTCAAAGTTGGGAAAAATGGTCCCACCACTTGGCTTGACGAATATATATTACGTCATGAAATACATACCGACTTATCAAATCGATATAAACATTACTCATCTTCATATCTTCTGAACATTGTTAAAAGCCACAGGAATGGTCTCATTCAATATCTTGAGCAAGAGATACCCAAGACAAACGAAAATAAAATAGATTACACTGAGGCTAAAAACGATGATATAATTCCTTTGGGTGACTTGGGAGAATGAGATGCTAAGTAAATACTATACCGTACATTTAATTGCAATGATTGTAATATTTCTCATTGCAATTAATTTTGGAGGTCACTATAGCTCCTCGGACATTAAGGATATATTATCAACATTGCAAAATATATCCGCAATGATATTCACTATAGCTGGCATTTGGCTGGCTTATATTTATCCAAAAGCAATTGCTGGAATTATGAAACCCTCCACAGCCAGAGATAAAGAGGCGTTCACAATTACATTGGATAACGGTGACATTGTTACAGAAAAATCTCAAAATACAATTTCAGAGGAAGATAAAAAATCTGCCCAGAAAGATATAGATAGAATCACCATGATAGTTGAAGCTATAATAACATCAGCAATAGTTATACTTATAATCATCATGGGTAATGTCATTAAGCCATTGCTATATAGTTTCAACACTAAAGAAAGCTTGTTGGTAATAAGCAAAATTGGATGTTTTATTTCTCTATCTCTCGTTTACTTTCAGATAGTTTCTTTAATGTCTATAATTATAAGTAACTTGGTATTTGTAAATGACATCCATAATGAGAAGAATAATAAAGAGTTGGATGAATTAAAATAACTGCTGTTTACAATGTTTTCAATCAAACATTGACCACTGTTCAAATACACAGTTAAATTTAGCCCTCAGACAAGAGGGCTTTTTTATGGCAGTACGAAAACTCGACACAGGTAAATGGATATGCGAATGCTACCCCGCTGGGCGCAGCGGGCGACGCGTTCGTAGGCAGTTCGCCACCAAAGGCGAAGCGATGGCTTTTGAACGTCACACGATGGATGAGGCAGAGGCTAAGCCCTGGCTGAGTGAATCGGTAGACCGTCGGACTCTGAAAGATGTGGTTGAACTCTGGTTCAAACTGCACGGCAAATCCCTGACTGCTGGCGAGCATGTTTACGACAAGCTAATCCTGATGGTTGGTGCACTCGGGAACCCTCTTGCTACAGATCTCAGTTCCAAATTGTTCGCGCATTATCGTGACAAACGCCTGACGGGTGAAATCTATTTCAGTGAGAAGTGGAAGAAAGGTGCCAGCCCGGTAACTATTAACCTTGAGCAAAGCTATCTGAGCGGAGTCTTTAGCGAGCTGGCACGTCTGGGAGAATGGAATGCGCCGAACCCACTAGAGAAAATGCGTAAATTCACCATTGCAGAAAAGGAAATGGCCTGGCTGACGCATGAGCAGATCACTGAACTTCTTTACGACTGCCAACGTCAAAGCGCTCTTCTCGCTCTGGTCGTTAAAATCTGCTTGAGTACCGGAGCACGCTGGCGCGAGGCTGTAAACCTTACACGTTCTCAGGTCACCAAGTACCGAATCACGTTCGTCAGGACCAAAGGCAAAAAGAACCGAAGCATTCCGATTAGTAAAGAGCTTTACGAGGAAATAATTTCCTTGGACGGCTTCAAATTCTTTACTGATTGCTACTTCCAGTTTTTGTCTGTAATGGAGAAAACCTCCATCGTGCTTCCGCGCGGCCAACTTACCCACGTTCTACGTCATACGTTTGCAGCACACTTTATGATATCCGGCGGGAACATCCTTGCGCTCCAGAAAATTCTGGGCCATCACGACATAAAAATGACCATGCGCTATGCCCACTTGGCTCCTGATCACCTGGAAACGGCCTTACGCTTTAATCCCCTAGCAACCATGGGTCAATCATTCTTAGATGCAGCTCACGTGCGCGCCTGACAATCGCGTAGTATCATTAGGACAGTCTTGATTATCAAGGAGATTGATTATGAATGAGCTACAGAAACAGGGATTAGAACTTCGTACTAAAGCTAAAGAATTAGCTCTTGCTGCTTTGGCAAAGCATCCTGATGGACGCATAAATGGTAAAGGCGTTAAGCAAGCAGAAGTATTTCGTCTCTGCGGTCTGGACTGGGGAGATTACCCCAAAGCCCCAAGTACGCAGCAACAATACTGGGCAGTAGCCCTTCTCCGCGAACTTGAGTCAGAGGGAGCGGTGGAGCAAGTCGAGCAGAAAGGCCCATGGCGTTTAAAGTAAGTCACGATGATCCAAATGGCGACAAAGTGGCGACAGCGGTTGGCACTACCCCATAATCGCCACCTCTCCCCACTAACCTAACTTATTGATTATCTAGCAAGTCTCTGTTTTTACTAACCCGTTTACATAAATGGGTTTTTTGTTGCCTGAAATCCCCGAACCTCTCATCTCTGCTTCTCTTCCGCAATCAAAACATATATGATTATCCATATATAAATTATTACGCCTGCAGGAATTCCCATGATCCACCCGCTCCAGCTCTTCAAAACCCTCTCCGACGAAACGCGGCTCGCCATCGTCATGCTGCTCCGTGAAGCAGGAGAATTGTGCGTCTGCGATCTCTGCGCCGCGACCACCGAGTCGCAGCCGAAAGTCTCCCGTCACATGGCCTTGTTGCGCGAATCCGGGCTGGTGATCGACCGTCGCGAGGGGAAATGGGTCCATTACCGTCTCTCTCCCAACATGCCTGCGTGGGCGGCAACCGTTATCGACAACAGCTGGAACTGCCTGCGGGAAGAGACGCGCATGAAGCTGAAAAACCGACTACCGGGCGCATGCTGAACGCAACACATTCACCAAAGCAGATATAATGGAGTAAACGATGTTTCTGGCAGGGGCTATTTTTCTGTTTACGCTGGTACTG